GTATGCGTGATTTACTTGGAGAAGCAAAGATAACATTATTGAGGTTTTTAATATTGATACCAGTTGAGAATGTACCATAGGAGGCAACGATAATAGCGTTGTTTTCAGTTTCGGTAATTTCTCTTACTTGTTCTCTTTCTTCAGCATCAACTCCACCGTGAACAAAGAATAATTTCCGACCACTTTGCTTATTGTTATTTATTAAATCATAAATTACTTTACCGTGTGCTTCTACTCTACTATAAAGTATTAAACTATTACCTTTAAGATCTAAAGCTAAATTCTTAATAAAATTATTTCTTTTCTCATGAGATATTAAATATTCAATTTCATCATTATATGTTTCAAATTTCTGAGGAGGATGCTTAAGCACTAAACATTGAATATCTAATTGAGAAAGATGCCCTTGTCTCATTAACTCATCAGTTTTTGTTACTTTATATGATGGTCCAAATAGTCCTTCTAAGACCCATTTATGAGTCTGTGTTCCATCTAAAGTACCAGTAAATCCAAATCTATACTTAGCATGTTCAAGTTTTGTCATTATAGATACTAGTGACTTACTTTTAAATAAGTGAGCTTCATCTCCAATGATTACATCATAATCTTTAAAGAAAGATTTTTCCATTCTAAAAACTGATTGCCATGTAGTAATCGTAACAGGATACTCATTGGTTTTTTCTTTTCCAGAATATATACGATGACAATATGACTCAGCATCCCAACCATAATCCAAAAAGTCCTTATACATCTGCTCTACAAGGGATGTCGTTGGAACAACTAAGAGAATTTTTTGCCCTTTATCAACATAATATCTTACGAGAGAATAAATCATCAACGATTTGCCTGAAGCAGTGGGTGATATCAATAGCTTTCGATTATGTCTTAATGCATCGTATACTCCCTCTATTTGATACTTACGTGGAGGATGAGAGCAAATAGAATTCATATAATCTTTAACACCCGCATATGATATTCCCTCATTTACTTCAAAAGGAATACCATAATAATCATTATCTTTAAACTTAAAGGTATAATCATGTTTCGCACAAAAATCAATAATCTTTGATAAAAGACCTACATATATTCTTTTAGATCTCATATCAAAAAGATGTATCTCCCCATTCCAATTTCTATTCCTATATTGAGGCATGAACTTTGCACCCTCTACCTCAAAGGTAAAGTGGTCTCTTAACTCATACTCAATATGAGGTTCGGAATCAATTTTTAAAAATACTTCGTTGGCCTTAGATATTACAACATTGGCCGTAGTGTCAATCACTTATACCCATGCATCTATGGGTATTTATGAAGTTTTAAACACATACCAACCTGTAGCAATATATTTTGTTTCAGTGTTGCTTACTATTCCCTTATGCATATGAGTCCAATATGCTGGCCAAATAACTAATCTCCCTTCTCGTGCTTTAATAATTTTATTATACTGAGGAAAAGCAGTACCTCCTCCATCTCTTACAGTATTAAGATAAAACATCCAAACAAGCATTCTATCATAGACTAATTGATTATCTCTTTGTTCAAGACCATCCATTTCACAGTGTAATATCTGATAAAATTGTTTAGGATTATACTTTTGTATATTAAACGCATCACATTCATGCCATTTACCTACACAAGTGGTAAGTTCTTTATTAGAATCAACATATTTTGCAGTATATTTAAGTAAAGATTGCCTCAATGCGTACAATGTGTGAGTAAGGTGATTGGATGTATCCGATAACCTCGGATAACTATTAGTTAAAAAATCTCTAGTCTCGTCAACATAAGGAGCAGCTTTTCCTTTGTTAAAAGAACCTCTTTCACATTGCTCTATAATATCTCTACAATCTTTTTTTGATAAAGCGTTATCATATATTCCTATAAAATTTTTCATTTTCTCCAATCTCCTGCTAAGGTATATCTATCAAAAGGTAGTGGGGAAGGAGGAGCAGTATGTTCGAGGTGAGAAGGAAATATTATTAAACTATTTTGAGGTGCTTTATATAAACCATCTCGAAATAAAGTACCATTACTAAAGAGTGGAAACGTTTTCATATAATAAACTATTGTCCAAGTTCTGGCATGTCTATGCCATTTCATATCACTTTTTCTTCCATTTGTTTTACTGACCCATACCCTATCCACCACTAAATCATCCATTTTGACCGTTTTACTTATTAAATATGTTAAACTATCAATTACTTCTTTAAACTGAGGTAATGTGTGTAAATTGGATAACGTTTGTGAACCAGGAAAATTTTTTCTTTTATTAGATTCGTAAATGGAACCTTTTTTTGCCATTTCCTTACGACTAAGTAATAAGGGGATACTTTCCTTTATGAGTTCCTTTCTAACATTATCAGGAAATATATTTTCAAGAAGATATATCATAAAGGAACTGGTATACCTTCTGTTCTCAAAGTTCCCCATCCTGTTATTAAATATTTTGTTTCGTTAGGTGTTACTATACCATAATGGCTATGTGTCCATCCTGCAGGCCAAATATATAAATCTCCTTCTCTAGGTCTAGTAGTAAATCTTTGTTGCGGCCAGCAAGTTCCTCCATCTTTTTTTATATCATTTAAATAAATCATCCATCCCAACATTCTTACAGAATCAAACTCATACCCACCGTGTTCACAATGTTCTTTAGAAAAAGATCTACCTGGATTATATTTTTGAAGCATAAAAACATCATCAATTCCCCATTTTAATTTATTCAAAAAAGGATGTTTCTTTGTATAAAACTTACATTCATCTAAAATCTTAAAGACTACATCTGCAAAAAAAGGAACTGTTTCATCACTAAAAGTACCTTCTAGACCCATGTAACCTCTAGGATTGGGTTTTTGATAACCCTTATTACTTTCAAATATTGAAATAAGTTTTTGACATTCTTCATGCTCTAAAAAATTTCTTTTTCTATGAATAAATTTGTCCATTTTTTTTAATCTATAAACACAAAATTAATTACTATTCTACATTCAAATTTATAAGGAACATTTCCGCTATGGGAGGTAGTGGATGGAAATCTAACTAATCTTCCTTGTTTAGGATGTATTTTTAGTGTATTCCACCAATTTTTAAAAATCCTTGTTGGACCGTCACTATCATTTACATAATATACATAAGAAACTGCATTTTCTATATTGGAATTTTTTCCAATATTATTAGAATTTAAAGTTTGTTGATCCTCATCTATATGTCTTAATATAACCTCTTTTGTTTTATATGGAGTATTTAAATTAATTTTACATCTAAGTAATTTATGAGTTAAATACTCTGGTATAAAAGGAGAAATATATAATTTTATTTGTTCATAAAATGGAGAAAGTATCTCACCATCCATTACTACAGCATGAGTCCATTGATGCTTATCTTTAGACTTAGGATGATTACCTATAGTAGTTTCGTTATAATACCACGGAAAGTATGTATTGTCACCATCTAACATACTTTTAATGATATCAGAATTATAATTAGGAATCTGACTAATTTTAATATTATCCATTATGATTAACCTAACCCTGAATTAAATCTCATAAACTCTATTGCATTCTTAATTTGATATGTTCTATTCTGTATCACCTTAAGAATACTTTCCAAATATACTAACATTGTATCGTAATAATCAATTTTTAGCGACGTATTAGATAACTTTTCATCCGCATCCAAATACTTTTGCATAGTATCTTTATCTCTAATTTTTTTCCCAAAAGGATTTTCTATGTATACTTGCGGGTCTGCTTTCCCACTAAAATACTCATACCGTTCATGACGGATATTTTTTCTTTGCTGTTCTGCTTTCTTTCTTAGTAGAAAGATAGTATTATATAATTCAAAATACTTTGCATGAAGAGAGGGGACGTTTAATGATTCTTCGTGTAGATTATCTCTGTCTATCTTTGCATCCTTTTCCCACATCT